TGCGAAGTACGTATCCCGCGTCTGACAAGGATCGAGGTTTATACCATCGATTCTTTGGTGAGGGGATGAACTCCCTGACCGAGAATGTGATCCTTTACGGGGACCTCCAGAAGCAACAGAAACGGGGGCAGCTCATGGGCTCGCTCCTATCGTTTCCGGTTCTCTGTGTCTTCAATTTCTGTGTCTGGGCAATTGCCCATTATGAGGCACAGTACGCTTCCCATGGCCAATCGTGGAAGAGCTTCCTACGACGGCTGTCGAAAAGACATTTTCTTCAGACCCTTCCCGTTTTGATCAACGGTGATGATATTCTTTCTTGTTGCGACTTGAACGAATATGGAAGCTGGAGCCGACTTGTTAAGGAAGTCGGATGGACTCTTTCGGTAGGTAAGTCTTACCTACACTCCCGAGTAGCTGTGATTAATTCACAGGTCTTCCTTTGGAAGAAAGAAGGCTTTGAGCATGTCCTTGTTTTTAACAATGGACTCCTCGGACCTCCGGGTCAGGGGCGGTCTTCTGCTTGGTTGGGAGAGCAACCTCCCGTGGATTCTTTGGGCGAACTGGCAACGCAGTTTTTGCGTGGGTCGAAAGTACCTCTGGAATCGGCGAAGGACTTTGTCCGAGCACACGGGAACGTACTCTCGCGCACTAAGAGGCCCTTATTCCTCTCTAAGAGGTTGGGTGGGCTTGGGGGGAAGTTCCCCAAGCTGAAGGACTTTGAACGGTGGGAGCAGCCGGGTTGGGTTCCCCGGTATGCGAGGACTTGCCGTAAAGAGAAGTTTAGCTTCTCTAGTTCTTCTAAGGTTGTACGCGATGCGGAGAGATTCGTCCGTGCAGGGTGTGAAAACCTTGTCGGAACTCCGTTGGAAAGGGGGGTAACCCCCGATCCTGTAGTTGAGAGATGTCTCAAACAACTTCGCGGAACTCTTGGCCGTCGTACCGTCCCCCTTGGGGTGTGGCGTTCAAGTGGAGACGACAAGGTCGTTTGCCGCTTACGTCTTCGGTCGGGTCGAGGTACCTTACCTCTTTCTGCGCAGTCCATGCATGATACCCCCAATAATGGGTATCACCTCAACCGAATGTCTGGTGGGGTTCGCTTTGCAAAGACACAAAGTGGACTCACGTTCCTTCCATTGGCGAGCCAAGCGGCTCGACACCGCGCCGGTGGTTTAAAAGGGGCTCAGCACATTCGGTTTTCCGAAGGAGGAGAGCCTACCAGCCTGTCCGTGACCAGGTTTGGGATGACGGCCGACCTCCCCTACCCAGCGGGTGGGGAACAACATCTCAATTTGACACCCTTGACTAGACTTCGGTCGAGACGACCTCCCTTTGGTCGGGGAGGTGCTCAGGGGCAGGTCAAATTCGTACGCCAATCGGGTACTTAATGACGCCGCCCAAGGTCGTGGACACGATCTAAGGGGCTTGGTGGGAGACGTAAAACAAGGAGATCCTGGGTAGGTCTTCCTCTTTGAGGTTGTCCCTATAGCTGTGCGGACCCCTAATCCGACGCGAAAATCTCCATCTTTGGGCGTTCTTTGTTCCATTGGTACGATGTTAAGGAGGGCCTTGAGCACACCGAAAGGGTGCCTACCCCTGTCTCACATGGGACGGCGTATCAAGACTTCAGGGTTTGCCTGATGATGCAATGTCTTTTGTTATGGTATCGCTTCGGCGGAGAAATCTCCTTCGGGAACCCTGACGTGACGGGCAAGTACAACTTGGCCTTAGATACACATACGACCCTTGGAATTTGGAGGGGATGCACGTGGCGACACGACTTCCCTGGTCTTGCACTTTGTTTAAAGACCGCGAACAGTGCGACCCTAGTGGCGCATAGCTGGACCAATTAGGTCCAGATGTGGAGTTATACCACCCGCCCTGGGCAATGGCGGTCCTGTAATGGGGCGCCCTATATAGGGAACTCGACCGGCTAGACCGGAAGG